TACCTGGACCAGGCGGAGCGTGAGTACTTTGCCAACACGCCGATGGACATTCTGTTCACCCAGGTGAACCGTATCCCGTTCGGCACGACCAACATGCAGGAGTTGGCTCTGGCTCACCCCGTCAAGTTCCTGGCGTTCCAGTCCAACAACTATTCGACGGCGTACGCCCTCGGTGCCACGAACATCCCAGCCATCAACTACCAGTTCAAGACGCAGATTAACGGCGTGGACATTGGTGACTCGCGCTCCATGCTGCAGTGGGCCGATGTTCCCCAGTATTACTTCACGCCCTACGGCTACAACCACGCCAACCAGACGGCGAACGTCGCAATCATCTCATACTGCCTGGACACGTCAAAGCTTCAGCCGACTGGTACGCTGAACTTTTCACGCATCGATACCTACCGTATGGTCGCACCAGCCGGTGTCTCACTGAGCACCCTGGCTGGCGGCACCGGTCGCTACATTTACGCTGTCAACTACAACGTCCTGCGCATCAAGGATGGTATGGGCGGAATGTTGTACAGCAATTAGGTCACGTTTTCATGGTACCATAGAAATGGGACTTTTTTAAAGAAACTAAATGGAAGTATTCTACTTCTTCTGAGGAGGCTTGACGAATTTGTGGATTATGAAAAAAACAACAGCCGCGATGAATGCGGTGGCGAGCATACCCGTCGCTGACAGGTCACCTGCGTCGCTCATAAATTTAGGAATCAAATCCGCCAATTTGTTCTGAACCGGCTTGGAGAATGCAGCGACTGCGGCAATGCCCGCGAGCGCTGCGTTCAACTGGTCGTCAGTCAGACCAAATGGGTTCTTTGAAGAGGAAGAGGAAGCTGGGCCGGCGGACGCATTGTCCAGGCTCAGAGCCACCACTCTGTTGTTCTGTGGGTTCTTGTACGGACCGCCACCCATCGAGGGTCCCATGTCGAAATCAGCGCTCGGTACAATGTCCGAAATCGGTGTCGAGAAATCCATTTGTATTTGGGGAGGTTTTAGTTCGGCTTTAAACAACTCGGGCTGTTCGATCGAACGCGTCTGGTACTTTGGCTGAAGTTCATCCGGGAGACCAAACGAACTCTGCTGCTGCACCTGCTGCCCCTGGTCCTGAGACGGCGCAGTGTCCACCTGGGGGATGTACTGCAGGATGTCACTCGATCCGTTGAAATCGAGATTCTCGATAATCATCTAATGCTGGGCGTGAAATCTTTTACGGTACGGGAACGCGGGCCACCATCTCTTCGAGGATAGCAATCTTTTTACGTGTCAGTTCCTCGATATTTCCCATTTCCAGCAACTCCAGCTGTTTCTTTGCTTCTAGAACCCGTTCGAGACAATTAATATACCCATGTGAAAAACTACGGTACATTTCCTTCTGAATATCATTTTCGTCAACATTACGGGACCGGCATCGAATTTCCACATCGCTCATCTGCCTCTTGTATGCACCGAGTTTCTCAATAGCCTCTTTGATGTTGTTCTCGTACAATTCATGCATCTTTCCATAGTCCCATTTGTTGTTAGGATAGTTGTGAACACTCTTCATAGCCTTGTTGATTTGTTCGAGATCCATCTTACATTTTCTACGCTAAACCTTTTTAACAGTGACACCCGGGCGCCGTGCGTTTCCCTGTGGCGTTCCTGACGTGAGCAGGGGTGTCGCGACGTGTTTCGGGTTGTAGTTTTTCTGGTGGTACTGCCACATGGCTTCAGAGCCGATCCGGAATCCTTTGCGGATAGGCGCCTTGTAGTAATAGACGCAATCCTCGATGCGGTTGGATTTGCTCGTGTTATCCAAAACAAGACACTCGTAATTTTCGGTACAGGCGTTCATCACCTGACAAAACATGTCGAACGTCGGGAAGACACCGAAGAACGCCTTGTACAAACGCTCGCGATTCTGAATCACATTCTCACGGAGCACAAACACGTAATCGACGTTCGCACGCAGGTCTGGACTCAGATCCATACAGTACTGCATCGTCAGCAAAAAGAAGATTTTCCAGTGACGCCCGTTCATGAAACATTGTCTGATGCACGTGTCCTTCATGAAAGCCTTGTCGTACATGCAATCGTCCAGAAGCAAAAAAGCGCTCGATTTTCCACCGGCTGATACGATTCGCCTCTGGCGCTCGAGCACCTTTTCGATGGCGTCGCGCTTGTAATCGCCGTAGATGAACAGGTCGGGGATAAACTGCTTGTAGTAGTGATTGCCGTCCTCGGTACCGGACATGACGATGCCGACGGGCAGGTGTCGCTTGTGGTACATGATGTCCGTCACGAGCGTCGACTTGCCCGTGCCGCGCTTGCCGATGAATACGCACACCTTGTCGTCGCCAATCTTGCTCGGATCAAACTTTTTGAGTTGCAAATTGGTCATTTCCTAACAATGTACTGGGTTTTTTACACACGTGAAACGCGCGCTGAATGTTTTCTTGGGGTAAAGTAGATGTCGGCGTCACAGATATTGCTGGCTGGTCACGGTCCAGAAGACCGTTGGCTGACAGAAAGTCCAAACAGGACATACTTTGAAGCCAAGTATCAGCCTCGTGTGAACCGTTTGCGTGAGACGTTCGAAGTTCCATTCGATAACCAAGATGCGACGTTCGGTACGACGGGTCGGTGTACCATTCCAGTCAAGGGGGACTACTTGACACGTCTGACGCTCCGTGCTGTCTTTCCTCCCATTTACCCTACGGTCTCAGGTGAGTACGTGTACCCGACACCATCATCACAAGTGAACAGGTTTATGTATGTCGATATGGGTCTGACGCAGGTGAATGCAGATGGGGTGACCCTGACTGCAAACACGACCGGGAGTCATTATTTTTCAGTTGGCGCAGGCGTAACGCTGTCAGGGACTGGAACGCTCGACGGAACATTTACGATTGCGAGCATTCCAACTGCAAATTCGTTCACGTGTCTGTCAACATTGACTGGTACGTCAACAGGAGGAACGGCGTCCATGGTCGGCATCACACCTTCGGATGTTGTCGGTTACTTTTCAACATCAAACTTTAATCTTTGGGTGAACAACCTGACAAACAAAACATGGAGCGTCACGAATGCGGTTTTTAACATGACTCAACTCACAGTGACAACGTTGGACCCATCTGGTTTTTCAGTCGGTCAAGATGTTAATCTTATCATCGTCTCGTTGAGTATCAACGGAGTTTACACGATCATTGCAGCGACAGATACGACATTTACAGTAGTTTCGACATCTGGTGTGTATGCATTCGACCCAAACGATATTGTCAACCCGGTGGTACCACCGCTCAGTATCACACCAACGCCGAGTCGGTTTCAATTTTCATCGACTATTTATACGTCAATCTCGTTTGAAACTGCGGACGATGCTGCATTTTGGGGGTTTGATTTTCGTTCTGGCGCCACATACTCGTTTCCAGTGACGACGCCATGGACGTATACCCAAGGTGGTTGGATCCCCGGCTTTTTGCCCCCCAGTTTATCCACGTGGGATGATTCGGTCGCACACAAGCTATGTAAGGCTGTTCGGGTCCTCATCGGTAAACAAACCATCAAGGAGTACACCGGTGAATACATCGAAATTCAAAACGATCTGACTGTTTCGTACGAAAACAAGGCGGTTTTGAAGTTGATGAACGGGACGCTCGACCAGACACAGGCGACCGTCGCTCGCGAGTACTATACGACTCTGCCCATCGGAACAAAAGAGATTCCACTGTATGCACTGCCCAACCAGAGCGTCAGTGTTGAGATTGACTTTGAACAAATTACAAACCTGTCTCGGAATCTCAATCCGGGAACTGGCAACTTTACAGACTCTGCATCGTATTTAACATATAATGGTATTCTCAACGGAGGAACATTGAATATATATAAAACACTCTCTTACCAGCAATATATATTTTTACTCACGTACGACGGAAAACTCATAGTGTATGACACGACAAAACCTATCGATGACACGGCGTCTTATGTAGTAATTACCGCATTCGTTGGTTCGACCGGTTTATTCAGACAGTTTTGCATTCTTGGTGGTGTGTTGTACATTCAACTGCTCAACGGGTACATAGTAAAAGGATACGTGAATGAACTTATTCAGGGAAACACGAGTTCTTTTATTTCAAACAATTATTTACCAGGTGATACAGGTGATCTTGGTTACCCCACTGGTACTCTAATCGCTGATGCACGGTACCTGTACTACGCTCAATCAAACGCTGCACAATCGAACGTTTATCTTGCTCGCTACGACACACAAAGTTCGTTTCAGTTATTGCCAGCCTACGGGTACACATCGTTTGATTTTACTTCGAATATCGATGCAAGCGTATCGACAGTGTTTCAAATGATCTCAACCGGGTCCCAACTCATCGCATTAACAGATACAATAGGTAAGTTTTATGTTTACAACTTGAATGGAAATTTTACAACGTCATGGAACTTTGTAGATTATTCTTCATTATCAATTGCCTATATAACAGAGGGGGTTCTAATAGGGTCGACTCTGTATTTTGTAGGGGACTCTGTAAATCTTATTCAGTATTCCGGTGGTATATTCACCATAGTATACACTGGTGCTACAGTTATTAAAAATATACACGCAGTAGGTTCAAAAATATACGCATCAAATGACACGTTTCAAGTGTTTCAATTCGATACTTTGTCAAATATCGGTACACCGGCATCATACTCGTTGACAGACAACACAGCACCTAAAATTTTTGCAAATGGACCTCGTTTCCTCTATATGTTTGCACAAGATCCTAGCCAAACGACAACGCCGACTGATGTCGTTCGTTTTGACCCGTATCCAACAAATCCTACACTCCAGGCTAGTATCCTTATCGATTACGAATCTTTGCCCCCGGGTGTTCCCAAGCCTGACAAGGTGCTCATCGGGTTGGTTCAGACCCAAAGGGTGACTGATATGAATTACATGAACATCCGAGGACCCGTGAAGGAACTCTGGGTCACGGGAGCATCATCGACAACGAACGTGTTTCAATACTCGGATCTCTCACCTCAGAGCACGTTGGCTTTCACAAACGGGGCACAGATTGTGACTGAAGATGTCGGCACGAGGACGTTCCTCAACACGATCCAGGCGTTCGAGACACACGCGACCATGCCCATTCGAAACGTATCCGTGGTACCGTTTGAGTTTGACCCCGAGAGTGCCATCCCGAACGGCACAATCAACTTTTCTCGTATGAAAGACCAGGCTCTGAGCGCCAACGCCGCGACGGTCTGGGCACGCACGTATAACATACTCACCATTCAAGGAGGAATCGGTGGACTTATTTTCAACTCGTAAAGTAG